TCAAAAACCACAGCATATATTATTTCACTGCTTTTTTTAATCACAGTATTGATTTATTTTTCGCAATAGCATATAATAAACTATGGCATCACAAACACTAAAAGAAATACTAGCAGCAATAGATTTCAACGCTCGATCAGTTTGGCAGGAGTTTTCAGACGAAGAAAAGAAAGCAGTAAATTTTTGGCTCTTGAATAGATACGCAAGTAGTGTGCAAGGCTCAAGAGAAGATCAAGAATTGGCAATCTTCAAAACCAATGAATACTATAATAAAAACTATTCTCAGATAAGCACAAGCAAAGAGAATGGACACTCCGAACTAAAGTGGCAACTGCTCTGTCTCAGCGGAAACTGGAATGCAGTAAAGTTCCATCCCTGGATTGGCTTCAAAAAGAAAACAGGCAATAACACCAAAGCCGTCAAACTCTTGCTAACAATATATCCTAACATGAAAGAACAAGAGGCAGAAATACTTGCTGGAATATCTACAAAAAGAGAACTCACTGACTTGGCTGAAGAACATGGTCTCGAAAAGCCCAAGCTCTAAGCCCTACGTCTGCGAGTATTGCGGAACAGGTTATACACGAGAAAAAACTCTCGCAGTTCACATGTGTGAGAAAAAACGCCGGGCTCTTCAGAAAAAAGAAAAACGAGTACAGATGGGCTTTTATGCGTTTAACAGATTCTACAGACTAAGCGCAGGCGCAAAGAAGGACAAGACCTATGAAGACTTCTGTAAGTCTCCCTACTATAATGCGTTTGTGAAGTTTGGCTCATTTATAACGAATGTGCGTCCTCTATATCCTGAGAAGTATGTAGACTATGTAGTAACATCAGGTGTAAAATTAGATCACTGGTGCCGAGAAGAGATGTATGAAAAATACGCACTGGATCTTATTCTCAATGAAAATGTAGAAACTGCGCTTGAGCGAAGCATAATGACAATGACAGAATGGGCAGACGAAAACGATTCAGTTTGGAATCACTACTTTCACTATGTCAGTCTCAACAGAGCAGTGTGGCATATCAAGGATGGCAAGGTATCACCCTGGCTTATCATGAACTGTGCCAGTGGTCGAGAAATGTTAAATAAGTTCACAGACGAACACCTTGATATGATATACTATGTAATGATTCCGCAACACTGGAGCAAGAGATTTTCTCGACAGCCTACTGATGTTGAACTAGTAAAACAGGTAGCAAGAGAGAGCAATCTATAATGCCTGATATCGATATAGACTTTCCTAACAGAGACGTTATACTCGACAAAATTCCGCACAGAACTGCCGTGCTCGAAAACGGCAAAAAACACAACACCGGCGTCTACGCAACTGAAATACCTCACAACCCTGTAGATAATCGTGCTACTATAGATTATAAAACCGCAGAAGACAGGGGCTATTTTAAACTGGACTTTCTCAACGTATCAATCTATCAGGGTGTTCGGGACGAACAACATCTACAGCAACTAATGACAAAGGAGCCAATATGGGAACTGCTAGAGGAAGACGAGTTTGTGGATCAACTCTTTCATTTGAACGGACATGGAACACTACTGAAAAAGACCTGCCCGACTTCCGTGGAACAATTAGCTGCCGTCCTGAGTATGATAAGACCGTCGAAGAAGCACTTGCAAAACGAGGATTGGACGACTATTTTACAGGAGATATGGAAGAAGCCCAACGACGGTAGTTACTACTTCAAGAAGAGTCATGCTTTCTCTTACGCAATGGCAGTTGTGGTTCATATGAATTTGCTATGTGAGCAGATGCTCGAGGAAGATAATTAGCGTTTGTTCTTCCGAACCAACTGAACGTTCTTTCTTTTTATTCTTTTTACAGATAGGTTGTTTAGGTTAACGCAGGGTCCTAGTGTAACCTTAACGTCTTTGGAATTCATAGTCATTAGCGAATAATGAAACTGCTGCATTTCACCTGCTAGGAATATTGATATGGGAATCATTCTATTTGACTCCCACCACCACGTCTCTCCTAACTCTAATAACTGTTGTTTTTCCCAGTCTGTTTTTAAACTGTTATACACATACATTGTGGTAACTAATTGATCCTGATTTACAATAATGCCCACGTATTCGTGCCCGCCGTACGAAACAACGGATATAAACGGAAAATTTTCTTCTATATCTTTAAGTAACATATATGGTAAATATTTAAATGCAGTTAACGCCAAGATATTTAGTCTCAAATAGAACCTTTCTTATAGCAGATGATACTGGCTTCATAGTGGAGTATAACCCCGTGTACAAAAGACAACTTCAGATCTACAAGGGCATACAGAATGTTCTCGAATTTCGACTACTCAATGCAGATCAAAAACCCATTGACCTAGAACGATATACTATAGGCACGTCAACAGACAAGCCAACTATAGTGTTTACTGCGTTCGACGAGAACAAGAGAAAGGTAATTGAACACGAAGGCGAAATTATTGTAGGTGACGATTCTGCTTCTACCAGAGGCCTATTCCGAGTTGTTATTACAGAAAACGACATGCTGAATCTTAAAGATCAATATCTCTCCTATAATGTCTATCTACAGGACAATGCTGGTTTACCTAGACTTACCTATGCTGACGCACACTTTGGCATGGAAGGCACAATCAAACTGAGTTCAGAAGCGTTCCCAGGACCACAGGCCAGTCATTCTGTTACTAACTTTCTTCCTTACAACAGTGACGCAAACGTGGAAGAATGGTATTCAGAACCTGTCACAGCGCAGCCCGGCATTAACGGAAACGAAGCACTACACACAGTAGCAATATACACAGATGGTTACAACGGTGACGTAACTGTACAAGCCACACTGGAAAGTGTGATAGACGGTAATAACTCTGTAGATTGGGCTGATGTAGATACTGTGAGTTTTGACGGGTCATCGGAAACAGAACCAGTTCCTGTAAATTTCAACGGCGTATATTCGTTCCTCAGATTCAAAACCACAGCAGATCCTGCTGAAACAATTACAAAAATTCTAGTTCGCAACTGATTGACAACCGTCCTATAATACGCTAAACTATACAAATGAGTGTAGTCAGCGACACAGTTACCAGTCATCTTCCTGCAAAACGCAAGACTACTCCTTCTGGCTGGTGTTCATTCAATGCTGTATGCTGTCATCACAATGGCACTTCACAGGATCGACGTCAGCGTGGCGGATTGATTTCTAACCCAGACGGCGGCGTCTCCTATCACTGTTTCAACTGCGGCTTCAAAGCAAGCTGGCAGCCTGGTAGGAATCTCTCCTACAAGATGCGCAGACTGCTTACGTGGCTAGGCGTGCCTGACTCCGAAATATCTCAGGTAGCCCTTGAAGTGCTGCGAGAGAACGAAGGCGTTGAAGTAGAATCGCAGCGGTTTGTGTTGCCTGAGTTTAGTGACGTGCCACTGCCCGAAGATTCAGTAAATCTTGCCACCTGCGACATCACTTCAAAGCATCAGGTAGAAGTAATCAAATACATGGCGTCAAGAAATCTGTTCTTTGAAGACTATGATTTTTACTGGAGTCCTAGCCTTGCATACAGAGACAGACTAATAGTGCCGTTTACACACAAAGGCAAAACAGTAGGCTGGACTGCGAGAAAAATCCGAGACGGAAAGCCCAAGTATCTGTCCGAACAGCAGCCTGGCTATGTGTTCAACATGGACGCACAGACTGACTCTAAGATATTCGGCATTGTGTGCGAAGGCCCTCTAGATGCTGTACATATAGAAGCAATGGCATTGCTGGGTTCTGAGATAAAGGATCAACAGGCCTATCTTGTCAATTCTCTCAACCGCCGCATTATCCTTGTGCCAGACAGAGACGACGCAGGTAGAAAACTGGTAGAGCAGGCTATCGAACATGAATGGAATGTAAGCCTGCCTGACTGGCACGAAGACGTAAATGACATTTCCGATGCTGTCAACCGCTATGGAAAGATATATACACTGTATTCGATTGTAACAGCAGCAGAATCATCCCCGCTTAAAATTAGACTTCGGAGCAAGACATGGTTTGGTTAAAGAAACTAAAACAATTTATTACCTGGCCCTATAGAAAATG